GCCAACGCCAACAAGTCAGATAAGATTTCTGAGTCAATTTCTTGAACGATTTCAGCTGAAACAACTTGTGACAATTCAGATTCAAGATCCATATTGTGTTGTTTCTTAGCGTCTTGCATAGCTTCAATAGTCCAACCAGCTTGCAATTTACGAGTATCAGCTTCAACAGCTTGTGAAATAACTTCCAACTTCATTGTACGGCCACCTGAGCCTTCGATGAAGCTACCGCCACCACCATACAAACGACCAGCATATGATTTACCGATAGCATCTGGACCAAATGGACCAAAGTTTGTGGTATCGTATGAAGGCAAGCTTGAAGGCCAACCACCGCGTGAAGCAGCAGATTGAATGTCAGCTTCATCAGCAGCAGCATTGGTAATACCAGATGCGCCAGCAGGTTGAGCTAATGGAGTACCAACTACAGAACCAGCAGCACCAGAATAAAACTGACGAAGAACTGGATCGTTACCGAAAGCTTCTTGACCAGCAGTAATGCTACCAAAGTTGCCTGTTGGGTTGTCGGTCCATGGGTTGCCAGCGGTACCTGCACCTGGAGCGGTAACAGATTCGCCATAGCGGTAACGCATAGTGTAGACCAAGTCAACTGGGCCTTGCATAGGTTGTACGCCGACTAATTCAGTAGCAATTGTGCCGGGTATGATACGACGTATCATTGGGATTAAAATTTTTCTGAATCCAGCGATATCGGCGGTATTTACTGCGCCAGCAGCTGCGGTTTCAGTTAACAAGTGGTTTTTTTGGTTTTCCAACAAAGTGCCAACCAATTTGGTCTTTGAAGGATCTAACCCGTCAAGCAGAGTATCTTTTACTGCTGCCCAATTTTCAAAAAGTTCTTTCATATCGTACTTCTCCTTTAAATTTTATTAAAAATAGTGATTATTGTGTGTATTATACAATGCCTGCAACGGCACGCAAAAAGCTTAAATCAACATCAGCCTGAGTTTTAACTTTCACGCTTTCTGTCAATGATTCTTCAACGTTACCGCTTTTAGAAATACCAGTTACCACTGGAGCAGTAGTTTCAGATTCTTTTAGTACCTTAGTTACTACAGGTACAGTTGTATCTTTTAGCACTCTACTAACGTATGTAGAATATGCTTCTTCTAACAATGGGGTATCTACATTTTTCAATATAGCTTCCATTACTTCTTTGGTTTTGCCAGACAATGGTGCTAACACCTTTTCTAACTTAATCTTACGAGCAAGAGCGGCTGATTTGCGTTCTGATTCAATCAGAGCAGCGGTTGTATCTTGCAATTGTTGTTCGGCTTCTGATAATTTTGCTTCGAGTGAATTATCACCAGCATAGTTTTGTTTGAATTCAGCAACGAACGCTTCAAAAATATTGCGTCCAAATTCATTACGTTTAACTAACTGAATGTCTTCACGCAATTCGTTCAATTCGGCAGTTAAGCGCACTTCTAAGAATGCATCTAATTTTTCAACCAGTTTAGCCAAATCCGAAGTTAATGTATCTGCCATCGATTGTTCAGCTTCTACTAATTTTTCAGCATATTCTGCTTCTAAGTCCCGAAAGCGCTCAATATCTTCACGCAATTCAGACATTTCCACTGTCAAAGCTTCAGTAATCTTTACATCAAGTACATTGATCAAAGTTTCACGCTCAGCAATCCACTGTTCATTCAACTCTGCAGTAACTTGAGCAGTTGCATCACTCTTAGCTTGTGCCATCGCTTCATCCAACTTTGTGGTGAAAGCAGCTTCCAATTCTGTTTTGGTGCTTTCGGTTAGGATATCAGTCGATAACAACTTATTCAATAATTCTTTCATTGTTACATCTCCATTTCATAATAGTTATTTATATAAATCATATTGTTAGCCAGTTTTTTTGCTTTTTATGCATATAACTCATTGAAAATACTGGCAGTTTCCAGTTCGTCTTATTTTGATTTTTGAAAAATGTCCGTTGCCAACCATTTCAAAATTTCCTGTTTGAAGTACCGTTGAGCGTCCACGTCGTTGTGTACGTGTTCTGCTAATGTCAGGATTTTATTTGAATTACTGCTCATTTGCAAAGACTCGTATACGGATCCAGGATAAGCATTTTGTGCAGATGGCTGAGCAACTATATCAACTGTAATAAACTGAAAGCCGGAAACAGCCCCAGTTGACTCATGTACGTTGCCAGCTCCACGACTAGATACACCAAGCCGAACCTTATTATCAATAAGAGCTTTGGCTATGTTGCCCATTGGAGTTCCTTCAATTATTTTAGCTTTGCCACAAGCATTTTGTCCTTGCATCCATAGCTCGGTGATTACATGTGATACTCTATCTAAATTTATGGAAAGTGACGTAGGATGATCAAGCTCTCCCATTATCCCATTACCTTCAGTGATTCTAATTCTAGCATCATTGACTGCAGATGAAATTTCGTGTAGTGGATAATTACGACCATTCCGATTTTTAATATCAGCTTGCATCATAATACCATTTAACCATAAACTTTTTCCATCATTAGAAGACTCGGTAATCAAATTACATTCATTTGGTAACAGCTCCTCTACTAATAATTTAGCGTGTGACATATTATTATCCTATTCATCGGTACAGTATTTATATATAAATTATAGACAACACCAAATAGATGGCATATAGTATAAAAAAAGGAGCCGAGGCTCCTTTTTTAATATTGATGACTGGATATCAGTTACTTTTTCTTCTTGTCTTTTAACCAAGGTGGTAACTTGTCACTTTTATCATCTTTATCATCTTTATCATCTTTTTTGTCTTTCTTGCCTTTCTTAGGCTTATCATCTTCATCATCATCGCCGTCATCACTATCGTCTACGTCCTTGTCATCTTCATCGTCATCTTCGTCCTTAGACTCCAAAACCACGTGAGTTTTTTCTTTTAAGTAGCTGTGAAATGCTGCAGTTGCTGCTGTAGAATCGCCGTGTGCGATGGCAGTAATAACTGAAGTCAAACTTTCTTTCATCGTTGGTGTCATGTTAATCTCCATGTGTCAATATCGTATGATGGGTATTTATAGTTTTTTCATATAATGGTAAGATTTTTTGATTAAGCAGGTGGTGGAGTGCTAGTTTCACCACCTGCGCCCATATCCATTCCACCACCTGCGCCCATATCACCACCTGCGCCCATATCACCACCTGCGCCCATATCACCACCTGCGCCCATATCACCGCCCATTCCCATATCCATTCCACCACCAAATCCTCCGCCACCAAGCATTCCAGATGACATACCCAATTCACCACCAGCTCCATCTTGGGCTGGACCGTACAGTCTAAGCATATCATCTTTAGTTAGTTTATCAGGATTCATTCCCAACTCCTGTGCTCGTAGTCTTTGATTTACTGCGATTTCTTCTGCGGACATGTGTAAATACTTACTCATAGCGAATCGTTTGGCTAGTGATTCGATGCCATTGGCAGTTGAGTAAGCATTCAGTAATTCGCTATTCAATTGTTGTTGGCGATATATACCGAAATTTTCAGGCTCTGGTAGTTTAACATAGAAAGTAGTTGGATCTATATTAATCCCACACGCCTTGATATATCGTTTAAACTCAACGTCCATTACATCACTTATGTAATTTTGTAAGCGTTTGACGTACATAGCAAATCGTAATTCTTGAATATACGCGATCCCAGCTTTACCATCATTGAAAATGGCGTTTCCATCTCCCTGCATGAATGATAACGGGATTCTCAATCCTCTAAACACTTTGGCTTGAAAATATTCCAAATCCGCCAATTCGCCTAATCCAGACCCTCCTGGTAACGATTCAACTCTCGACCCTTTACCATCCGCTCGTTGTGCGAAAAAATAATCCTCTTGCATGCTCATTGGATTATATACTGAATCTATTTGATCAGCGCCACCACCCATAGTAGGAACCTTTCGTTGCTTAATTTCAGCTTTAATGCCTTCCAGATAAGCCTTAACGCGTTGAGGAGGCATTTTACCAACGTCCATGTAAAATACTTTGCGTTCTGGAGCTCTTTGAATTCTGTATATCAGAATGGCATCTTCCAGTAGTTCTTTTTGTTTTTGAGCTCGGTATACCGCTCGTAAAATCGACTCACCGAACGGGGCTGATTCACTTATATCGTCATTTAATGTAAACCAGACCACATCATCAGCTGGATAAATCTCTCCTTCCGAACTACCGCCCACTGATCCTCCGGATGGAATGGATGATCCGTATTTCCCACCGTTTATAGACTTGGTATCATCTTTAATTCTCCACCCCAACACGTGTGTGATGTCATCTGGATTCACGATAGCTTCTGTGACATATTTTGGATGAACGTATTCCCACTTTGATGTTTCTCTACGTCTGATAAAAAATGAATCCCCATACTTAACTGTGACTCTTGTTAGCTTGAATAACCTAATTGCCCATTTATGGATGTCACACCAAAATCTCAAGGCTGCTCGGAGTGTTATCACATCGGATGACGACGAAGACGTCCCTGTAGTTTTCTCTGGCTGCATTACTAATACGAACGGAATGTCGGAATTTGGATCTGACCCGATTATTTCCTCGGCAATTGTATCTAAACTTCTACTGATTTCAGTATCAGCATCCATTTGATCGTATTCTTTATATCGTGTTATGCGGTTTGGAGCACCTTGCATAACTCTGTTGTACCAACTATAGTTACCATATGCACCACTATCCCCTATATTTTGGCTTTGTGATAATCCAACGGCATCGGGATTTGGTGTTATTAACTTGAAGTAGTTTTGGAATTTAGCCATAAGTTGAATATCTCTCTATGTTGAGGCATAATACACTATTTATAATCAAAAATATACAACGCAATAGTGCTGGGGATTTTTGATATCCCTTGCATAAAGAACCACGGCCAGAATATTAGATACTCTGGCCGCGTTGAGTTATCCTCTGATGTTGGCTGCGGCGACTGGAATCTCTACGGTAGCGGGATATAGTGATCCGTTTGTTTGTAGTGATCCAAAAATCTGACCTGACGCATCTCCGCCCCACGCATACATGGAATTCATATTCGGCATTATATCCTTTGCTGTCACAAAAACATACGTCCGATCATTAGGGTCAGTACCAAACCAACCAATATCAACTACCACATCAGGCTCTCTTGGTTGAGGTAAAAACGCATGGATGCCTGTGTGAGTCCCTTGTTGACTCGGATCGTATCCGGTGTAGTACAAGAATCTATTGTGGCGCTGTATCCATGATGTACATATCCATCCATCATCACCAGACCCTGACATTCCATCGGAAAATAATTTGGTGGGAACACTAGTTGATGTCATAATCAAAGTAGGAGTAGCTTTATCAGCTGATGTATTACCACCCAACGTCCAATTTGCCCCACATCCCCAAGCATATATTTCATTAGCATTAGTTAATACTTGTATTATGTGTTGCTCTCCTCCAAACATAGCCACTTGCTTTATGTTTTTAAATGCTGCTATTAATGTTGGATTGCTAGAATCCGGACCACCAACTTGATAGGGAATCTTTATAGACTCGTTGCTTCCGTTATCATCCTTGAGTGCATCGAAATTACCATTTCCAATTTGTCCATACTTATTACCACCGCAAGTCCACAAAGAAGTCTCACCATTTGCTTTTTTCCTCAATATACATAACGTCCGAGAATGAATTTGGAGGCCTGTGCTACTAGCATTTCTTGATGATCCAGCGGTATGAGCACTAACTATAATACCCGCACCACCTCCAACAGTTGAAGAATCCCCACCCCATCTACCGGAATTTGTAGCATTGGTAACACAAGTAAACGTATGCACGTTGTTTATGTGATCTAACCCTAGCTGACCCCCATCGCCGTGTGGTGCTAATGCATGAGTAGATCCAATTGGATGACCTTCGCCATTCCAGCCAGCCATCCATATTGAATCATCAGCTCTTTGAGCTATTTTTGCTCCAAATTGGCCACCTATATTAAAAAATCTAACAACCGGAGACCCTGTGCTAAATGTAGTAATTTCAGTGAATGCTGGGATCCCTGCTGTGCGAACGCCAGTACCCGGTGCAGGATCTGTTATTGCGCCAGCTCCCAATCCTAATTGACCATACCCATTGAAACCACACCCCCAGATTTTATCATCCTCGGTTTGAATAAACATAGTCCTCGCACTAGATGAATATTGACAATTTGATGGATGATCAAATACACGTCTTACCCCAGTTTTTACTAATATGGGCTGTAAAATTGGTTGGAATAGTGTAGTTCCACTAAGAGCTACATATGGATCCCCCACTGTTCCTGTTCCAGTAGCTGCTCCCAACAAGCCGTGTGCCCCATCTCCCCAGGTAAACAAGTTACCTTGTTCATCGAGTGCCCACGCGCACTGTTCGCTAACGCAGTCAAAATCTTTTATTCGATACAATGTGGGGACTAACACTCTATGCCAGAAGTTAGCAACTCCACATCCAGTTATATTCTCAATTCCGATTTGAGTCTTTACCCTACCTGATACCGTAGATATCGGCATCGCAGGACCAGGTGATGTGTACGGCTCGTATAGTAAGATATCAATAGTTGAATGAGCTGCGTATAGCTTTCCATCACACAACACAAATATTGATCTACTGGTTCCTTTGGAAATCTTATCAATTTTGGGCCAATATCCAGCAGTTTCCAATATTAATTGGTGAGTAAAGCTAGTAGTAGCTAGAGTTCCACTATTCGTACGAGTAATAGGCGACGTGCTCATCGATGGAGCACCAGTAAAAACCGGAGATTGTATGGGAGCTAGTGTTGGGAAATCCGCCGCGACTAAATTTACATATCCGTGCTGACCGTTTACTGTTATTACTCCATCCACTATATCACTAGCTTTTAATACAACATCTCCGGGTTTTCCATTAACAGTTTTAACCCCATATCCTGCTGTTTTAATGAGAACTATATCATCTTTTATGGTAGTATCAACTCCAGCCAACACCGCAAGTTGGTCTCTAAGTAATTTAAAATTATTGTCCATCTCTGTATTAGTGAGAGGAAGACCTTTTGTTTCGCGTAATGTTAATATCATGGTGTGTATCTCTTGTTAGTTATCATTATTTATTGGCAGTTCAATGATGTTAAGTATTGCGTATCGCAGTAATCTACATCAGCATACGGATCGATATATTCACACTCATTAACTAATGGTGGTGGGATTATATTATACACTCTAGGAATACATGCTCCGGTTATTGGGTACAATCCTATCACATCAGCATACGATTCGACGATTTCGATTGTATTGCCAGACAAATCAGGATAAAATATTTCGTCTTCCATCGCTAATATTTGTTGCATCTCTCCTTTAGATCCAATATCGGATAACGGAATTAATATTATTGACGATATATCACCAGCATGACTATCATGCACCCACGCAGCTAATTCTGAAAAACTAAACGATTCGCCCAGTTCCCACAAATCAGGACTGAAAAATGTTCGGATATCTTTACTAATTTGTTGTGTTAGCTGAGAATTAGTTAATGGTGTGTGTGGTGCTTTTACGATTACCACTTTAGCTCGCAAATGAGGATCGGCCTTTGGTCCAAATAATATCTTTATGTTTCCACTATACAACACAGCAGAATCAGATATCATCTTGTTTGCTAACAAATAGTTGTATGATTGTGTTAATGAATATGCAGTTGGAGCAATGGGTTGAATCGCTCCACTATCCACCCAATGGACAACGTCATTATAATAGCTGTGTTGAATTATTGCCATGTCTATAATGTTAGTTGCGGATGGATTTATTAAATGATGTCTAGGTGCTGTGTGGTACCAAGCAAAATTCAGTCCACCTTTGCCGATTCGTCTATCGACCAACTGGGTGGGTACTATCAATTCGTTAATATAGCTGATCATTGCCGCTGATGAGCTAGTGGATATGTTCCAATTAGATGTGATATCCGGTCTATCTAAGTACACGAAATCGTCTACTATTATGCGAACTATCTCACCATTAAACCCTGCATTAGCAGACAAGGAACTTACTACGTGAACACACTCCAACGTATCAACATAAGACGGGTCGCTATATATCAATTCCCAATATTGATTGGGATATGTACAATTATTTATCCCATTGTATCCGCCTATTTCAGTCAGCAATATCTTATCAGAAATTACGTGAACATCAACTTCATTCACGAACCTAAATCCAGGAAGAGTCCCAAAAAATCCCAGTTGTAATACTGACACTTCCGACTGTACAGTCAATATCGACGATGTTATTGCAATATCACCAGCAACTAATGCGATACTAGCATATGGAGCGATTAATATAGCAATTCCTGCAATCAGTGCATCTATGGTTTGAGCTGTCGATCCAATTATGGGAACTACTAATGCTGTTTGATTTAATAATAGTGTGCAATCATATACTGTGCTATCATTTGCAAATCCAGTAGAGGTTACCCCAGTCAAGACTCCATTATAGTCAAATAATAGTCGGCGGGGGGTGTTGGTAACTTCCAGCCAATGTATTCCTCGAGTAGCCGCTACTCCATTTACGAATTGTACGTGAACACTGTTTGTTCCTGTAATATATGGAATGGGAACTTGAACCAATCTGCCAGCATTTGGTATGATTACAGAGGTTAAATCTACTTCTTGTTTAGCTGATAATATATTAGCTATTCCGGATGGTGATCCATTGTTAAAATCATTTGGGTTAGAGAAATCAGGCACTGCGTCTTGATTCACGTCACTAGGCAATACTACTAACCTATGTGGATCGTTTAATCCTAATTCAGATCCCACTGGAATGGTAACTCGCTTGAATGTGTTAAATATCCAATCAGAACTAAGAATCTTATCTCGATTGCAATTTATATTCGACTGCAAAATACGAATCTTATCCACGTGAGTGGTTAATGTAGTAAAATCTAATACGGTATTCGCGTCGTTATCACTCCACATTTCGGTGGATTTACTATATGTAGTCAACAATTCCACTCGTTTCGTAATAGTGTACGATCCAACTGATATATTGGCTGTTGGTGATTGAGCGATTGTTAGTATGGGGAATGGGATATACGATAGATGTATATCGGAGACCTGACTTATCGTAGGAGGCACTTCATCGGGCCACACCAACCACTCATTTGTGGTTATTTTATAAAATAAACTAACTACCGCTCCTGGATATGTTGGGTTTGTTGTTAGGTACGTATTGATGCTATTTACTGTAGCAGATGGTAACTGCACGAGTGGATTTTCTATTCCATACCTCAATAGGGTATTTCTGATATCGTGTGATACAATCATATCCGGAATTGTTTTATTCATTATAGTAGACACCGATACATCTGCTATAGTCGTAACATCAGTATATACATCATAATACAATACCCCATCATCGTTAAATAATTTAACGTGCTCAAATGTATTAGATGGATCATGCCAGTAATTATATTGGGAATCGCCAACAAAAGTTCGATTAACAGCCCGGAGCTTTAATATAGAGGACTCCTGTAGGGGATACTTATTATAATCTATTCCATTAACCATTCTATCTTGAGTATAATACACAGATGGAGCTGTTGCTCGGACGTGTTCCATGGTTTCAGCCGCACTTCCATTAGTTAATGCGGTTGCTGCTGTTAACACTATTGTGGCAATATACGACCTCCCATTTGATGTATATGGAATCGACACTGACACGTTGGATAATGCTGCTGGAGGTATCGTGATCGTTTGATTGATTGATGATCTCGTCCAAATATCAAACCAGCCAGATGGAACATTCGAGTACGTATTATCCCCGAAAATCAACCGAACCTGATTATTTGGCTTAGTCTCTACCTCAAATTTGTTTCGAGTGTCTGTTATATTATTGAACGCTATATTGTATGAATGATTGGTGTTCACTTCATACCAATATCCAGATTTGCCTTTATTTCTAGAAGTGGTCTGGATATCCAACACCTCACCGGTATCCGGATTGACTTGGTTAACCCACACATCAGTATCATTGATATTATTGGTGGATATATCTACTAATTGGTTCGTGGTTACCCCATCAAACCATTTTCTGGTTTTAGATAATTGCCCTTGCTTCACATACACCATATATCCAGTACCACTGGAGTCGTTTCCTAACCCATCTGTGCTGAATAACAACGATAGATTGTTGCTCATTTCTGGTCGCTTCTCCGTGAAACCAAACACTGGATCGACTTCAATCGGAATAATTTCTAGTCGTATCGGAGTAGATCCTACCGTTGTAGTAAACGCGGATACCGGTACATTTGTGTTGTTGCTGTCAACTGAATATAGAGTATATCTAATATCTTGTAGTGATACTGAGTTGGTAGTAGTATTCACTTCATTAGTGATTGCAGATACTATAGCTTCAAATTGATGTTGCCACAATGCATTAGATTTGTCGTTCCAGTGAACGATTTTGCCTGTTAGATTATTACCAAATGCATCGGACAGTGGTTCATTAGTAGAAACAGATGTAATCTTCACCAACCCAGCATGAGGAGTTGGGCGATTGGCTTTATATGATATTAGCTTAGCTAATCGGAGAATCGAATCATGTCTGGTTGCTGTTGATATAAAGTTCTCACGAGATGAAACATCAATTCTGTACGCTAATAATTCACCGACATATGCAAATGACTCGATTATTGCTATCAACTCCGAACTTTCGATAAAATCGTTGAACCGTTCAGGAAAACTTATTTTTATATAATCTATGAGACTGGTTTTTATTGTATTGTAATCGAATGCAGCAAAATTAATGCTACCGAATGATCGATATACCGTTTCCCAATTTTCAGCTCTACTAATTAATCTTGACATACCAGTCCGATCTGTGACATACCAATATTTATGTATAATGTATGTGTAAAATTTACACTGGTATTAGACGGCAATCACATCAGATAGATGCTTCAAATTCTATATTCAAACTCAATTCAATAGGAACGTTAAATTCTATATATAATACAATTAAGGTGGCAATCACACTATTATTGTCGTAATCCGGATCTATATATAAATTGATCAACTTAACTCTAGGGTCGTAGTTTACTACATATAATAGATCCTCCTCCAGTATATCCAAAGTCAATTGGTCCAATGGTTCGAATGCTAGTGTAGGAATCCGAGTGCCAAATTTTGGCATCATCACACGCTCACCGCGAATTGTGTATATGTGATTCAATAGATCGCTTTTTACTAACTCAATATCAGTTTGCGTAAAACTACCAGTTAATGGGAACTCATACGAATTAAATCCAACGTAATTGTGTTTCATATATCCAACTCTATTATTGTATTATTTATTGTCGTATAGTATTACATTAGTTTAATAGGCATTTTACAATGCCCCTCTTCAAGAGCTGATAAATACTACTTCGCAATGAGGCCCCCATTATGTACTACGTATATCACCTAATAGACGCATCAACGAATCTCCCATTTTACGTAGGCAAGGGTCGTAAGCATCGTAATCATCGTGGCATAGCTCATCTATATGACGCTAAGCGAGACCCACAACTACAGGAAAACTCCCTAAAGTGTAATAAAATAAACAAACTACTATCGCTGAATATAGATATTATTATCACCAATGTGGCTGAGTTTGATAATGAGGAAGACGCTCTACTATACGAAGCAGCTGACATTGCAAAATTCGGTAAGCTATGCGACAATACAGGAATTCTCACGAATATATTAGATGGGGGAACTACTCCACCAAAACAACCACAAAAGTTTGTATATTGCTTCAATATGGTAGGGGAATTGTTGCACACATTCCGTAGTACTCAGGAGGCATCTACTATACTGGGAGTTACTCCATCTGTCATCCAAAATTGTTGTGCGGGAAGGGTTCACACCAGTAAGGGATATGCTATGTTTTACTATCCCAATCCGACCCAACCGGAAGTAGCCTATCGATTTGCTGATCGTAAGACCAGACATCAAGTTACCTACCAAATGGACAACGATCACCAGATAATCCGCCAATTTAGCTCTATGAAAGAAGCTGCTGCTTCTGTGGGGTCGGACTCCAGATCCATATCCAGAGCTATATCCAATAACTTTCGCCATAAGTCGTATTACTGGGCATTATCTCCTCCATAATTTACCTCTAGGTATAGCAACACCGCCCTCCTCCTTACCAACACGAGGATCGTCGTGTTCGAATTCAGGTAGTAGTTTTTCATCTGGCTTTGCAGTGGAATCATCAGCTCGAGTTCCACACCTAGCATACGGTTCGTGTTGTGGAATTCGACTAACATGCAACGCAGGCTTCTCTCCTGCTACTTCCGCAACAGGGGATTTAGGGCTAGATGGACCATTCAAGTGAATATTAGCTCCAGTTAGCAATACATCACTACCAGCATTAACTCCCATTGTAGCTTTAGACGTTAACAACAAATCTCCCTCTGAATTGACTCCAGTTACTCCCTTTGATGTCACGGATATATCTGCTGCACTTTTGACTGACGTTGCTGCACCTGACTGCAATCGCAAATTGGTTATAGCATTAACTCTAATATCTCCTGATGCGTGTACATCAATATTGCTTCCTGCTGTGACTCTAACATCAGTACCAGAATTCATGTGAATTCCCTTACCTGCTGTCATCCTAATATCGCCATCCGATGCTAGATTGATATCTTTGGCAGCGTGAATGCTAATTTTTGATGATGAATATACATCGATATTTCCTGCTTGATCGAGTTCAATCCAATTATTTCCCTGAGCAGTTGATATATAAATTCTTTCGTTGGTATCATCCATTAATATTTGATGACCACTAGAGGTTCTAATTCGCATGCGGCCATTTTCCATCCTATCATCCATTGATATGCTGTGGAATCCAGGAGATGTGATACTATATACGTGTGAGTCTAAATTATGACCACTAGCTCCAGATGCTGGATTGGTTCTACTGGTTTGATATCCCTGTACATAAGTCCAATCTCCATCCACATGACCATTATCATCCTGTACCTTGCTAAATGAATTGTTTAAATGAGCCACGTCCAATCTAGTAGCTTGATAGTCAGCTACTCTAGTCTTCCACTCTGGAGCGGATACTTTCTTTCCTTTGATTTCCAACGGCGGAAAGGCCTTCTGTAAATTATCAGCAAGTGGTTGGATTAATTGCTCACGAGATGAATATGGACCATATGGACCGTGATCTGGCTTCTTACCATCTAATTCAGGATGATCTTCTGAAATCCATCTGCCGTGTGGCATTGTGTGAGTTGTGTGTAAATCGTACACACATCCAATGTATAATCTTTGTAGTCTATGTGGATCCATACACATAACTACTGCGGTAGCTCCTACATTAGGCAAACTCCACATTCCATATGCAACCCCACCGGTTACCTCATGATCATCTGGTCCTCTATTGCCTACTTTCGTCTGTCCACCAAATGGTGTAACAAACATACACCATGGCATTGTATCCACGTCCATATCGAGATGATCACCCCAAGCAGGAACCATAATGCGGATGCGACCTAGTTGTAGTGGGTCGTTAGTATCTACTACTTTACCTATTGCTATAAAATCGTTAGCATTAGCTTTATCATTTGCGCCGGTTAATTGGTCAAATGCTTTCTTTTGTTGTGATTGATATGCCATTATTTAATTCCTATTTTTTCTTTGGGTGATAGTAGCCATCGTGGAATCTAGGATCTCTCGTGGATGTTGATGTTGGTTGCACTCTATGATTGATTATAACCGGTGGCGCTGGGTTGTTAACTGGTGCGGTATTAGTAGGAGCAGGCGCCGTTGGAGTTGTTGGACTCGGATTGGTTGCTGGAGCCTCTGTATTGCTAGCTGGCGCTCCTGGTGCTGGAGCGGGGTTGCTAGCTGGAGCTCCTACACTATTTATTTGTTCACACCCAGCTTGCGTTGGATCGTTCTTTACTTCTTCCAACTCATTACAATCAATCATGTCCCCCATTATACCTCTAACTGTACGAGGAGCTCCGAGTAAGGCCAAATCGTTACTACCAGATACTTGCTTGCCGCCGTGGTAGTTGTGACTGACCCAAGGACGAACAGCAGCTTTGTATTGTTGTACCGTCCTAGCTCCGTTTAAGTTGTTGTTGGCAATTGCTTTTAGTGCTCTAGGGGAACTAATGTCATTGAGCACATCTGTATATCCCGCCCCACCCAAATTATGCGTGCCGTATATATGAACCTCATCATTCCCATCTGGTCTGTGTTTCAGAAAATGATTATAGTTGTACTTAGAGTATAATATAGCGTATTCCGCATTTAACACAGGATTCATCATATTAGCATCGGTTGGAGGATAACCAGGCCCCCCGCCCGTCTTATTGATATCACTCCATGTACCTTTCAGTATTTGAAATAATCCAGTGGCGGATGATGGATATTTAGTTTTGCCAGGTGGTACTTTACTATTGGGGTTAAATCCACCAGTACCTTTAATTCTAGCACTCTCCACACTAGCGAATTTAGCTACTGACAGTACATTCACCTGATGCTTTATTGCCATATCCATAATTGCTTGTTTAACCGATGCGGAACTAGCATCCCATCCATCTATCTTACGCAACGCCCCAGAAGATATGATTTTATTATTGATTTCATCTGCGTGTAGTGGATCCAGTATGTAAGTGGTTGGTGGTGTAAAATCTCCCAGCTTATCAATCACAGGATTCTTGGTATCTTTAACAAGAGGATTTTTAATTGGTGGTGCTAATAATCCTCCTGCAGCATCAGGAAGTAAATTTGTATTATTTTTTTGGTCCGCTGCTGGAATGTTTCCAGATGCTAGCAACCCAGAGGATGCCGGCAGACCTCCTGCTAGTTGTTGTGCCGCTGGAATGTTAGGACCTTCGCTAGTAGGAGGTAGCAATCTAGCTTTGGCGCTGCATGGTATTATATCCGTACCACCACATTCAGGTGGTAATACTATAGTATCTTTATCTTCTGGAGTTGGGTTAGATATAACTTCTGCTGTTTTTGGAATATTGTATAAATGTAGTTCTTGAGTAAAATTACCTTCAGAGAATTCGTGAACAACAGTCCCAAGCATATATTCCCCATCAAACCAAAAATCAACAGCATAATCATTGCTTTCGGTGTTGTCGTTTGGGGTTTGTATGCCATTGAATAACGAATAATCATCCGCATTTCTGGGCATTTTAATATTCACTCTAACGTATTTTGGAACCGTGGTAAATGTATTTTCTAATTTGGAAGAGTCGGCACTTGGATTATTTTCAGTAGTATGTTTACCTGGAGAAAAATGTTCGGATAGTTTAGCGAGTAATATTGGATTACCCATTACTTTCATTGTAGCATTTGCTATATTAGTGGTGGCGTATTTTCTCATATTCATAGCTGCTTGTCCGGATATCGCTGGAAAGTTGCTACTATGGCCGTTATTCTTCACCTTTGTCCCAAATCCATGATATATGGTAGTTGGATTATTGCCGTGACGGTTCGCATATACTTTAGCGTCAGTATTGCTTATTATTGTATTCGATTGTGGTAAATTTTTACTGGATGGGTAGGTATTGTTTATGTTCCCATTTAATATGTACGCAGTCATCTTCATCGATATATCAAACTCCAACACCTCCACGTTTTTCCCTGTGTATATGTAGTCGTATACTAAAGTTCCACTCAAATCTGTGTGAGGGTCTGATGTAGTGTCACCGGCTGCTTGTTCAGTTTTAGCAATATTCTCCTCTACTGCCGCTGTATTAATCCCTGGCATTGGCACGCGATATATCCTATACGTTATCACAGCATCTCCCAAATCACCAGATGGTTTGACGTCTTCGAACACCGGCACGATTTTAAACATAAATTGGTTTGCTGCTATTTCGTCTTTTACTTTGCGACACGATTTCATCATATCCCTCAACGCACTTTCGAAACTATATCCAGGAGCTATTGTTACCTGACTTTGTCCATCACACCCTCCAAATGGTTTCAGTACCTCTTGTTGATCCGCCATCGTATACTCTGGTGATTGATAAATTGGATCTAATATCGCCTTATATGTTACTTTACGGAGCTTGGTTGCATTATCAGCAGAAATTTTCTGAGTTGTTAATAGCGCACATCGATAATTTCGATCGTACTCAGCATTAATCCCAGCTACCCAATTGTCAACAGCTGATTTGAGTGTTTCCCCGGTAGTAAAGTGAATAGCTGTCCCTGCACTTGAATATGTAGCTCGTCTGGCAACTCCCCCTACCAACCCACTAGTAATCATCTCATACGTCCCACCGCCTTCGCTAAACGACCCAGTAACACTATCGGTCACAAACAAATACGGATATACATCACTAATGACTTCAATCTCACCCGAATCAGCATGACCGACGAAGAATGTTTTTAGTACCATAGGAATATACGATAAATCAGCACCCAATTCTTGTGCACACTTGACCAATCTATGTAAAAATATGATACCTCTTGGCTCATTAACAACCAACGTACCCTCGTACGTGGCAGATTGACCGTTGTCGTTGGCTACTGCATTTGCTATCACCGCTGCTGTTATTGTAGCTTTCATGATGACAAATGTGGCACTCTCGGAGCCATTAATAAGAACACAATACTTGCCATTATCTCCAATAGTCTGAACTGCCATACCTCCTAGTGGATCATTGGTGTTTTTCGCAAAGCTCCAAGCATTTTTGTCTGTGCTTTTGATTAGTTCGGTTAATGTTTCAGATGAGTTACCAGCAACTAATACATGATAGTAAGAATACGATCTAAATCTGGATAGTGGATTTTTTGTTGGAATTGGATCCATTGTATTGGCAGCGATTGGTATAATAAACTATTTATACCAATCAAATATACGATAATTTACCGCTTGGTTAATATCTGGGAGTTTAGTCTACTCTTAGTAGGGAGCGTTAACACCAATCCAGATAAGAACTCCCGATCGACGTCTATGATCCCATTATATTGTAATACTACCCACATCAATGTAGCACTACCATACAAATCATACGCAAGTAGCCAGGGCTTTTTTTCGTATTTAGCTCCAATTGAGATGGTAAAATCCGTTACATCTGTGCTTAATATCGATCCATCCCAATATCCAATCCACGGGCCTTTTTGTTCAGTATTCCCGCCATATTGGTATCGCCCTGTAATATCTGGATTTCTCTTTTGGGTGGATCTCAGATTAGGTGTTGGAGCTCGAGATATTGGTATACTAAACGTGTTGATCATATATAGATGTAGTGTAATTCAGTATTTATGTTTGTGGTATTATAAATATCAGCACAAGCACACAGAGACTCCCTATGAAATTGTCTGAACTTATCACCATAACAGAAATGATAAATGATAAGCATTATCTATACCATGCGGCTACTGCTCAAATCGCTCTTCAAATTATACAAAGCAAACACCTAAAAGGATTAACTCCATCCCGCATTCCAGTTCATGCTCAAGCAGGTGGAGTTAGTCTTACCAGAAATAATAGATATGCTCATACTGGTTCCGATGATGCGGGCAGACGATCTGCTAAAGTAGGAGGAGAAACTATTGGAACTGATGTAGTGTTTGTATTCAATGCAGACGTGCTAAAACAGAGAAAACAAATCAATCCAGTAGCACAATCTATGAATAGACAACGCCCCGACCAAGTTGCCAAAGCTAGTGCACAAACGGAATATGAAGAATTTGCACTTGGTGATATTCCACTAGATCCTAAATTTGGGTATTTGGGGTTTTATATCAATAACCCACGATTAGATCACCAAATCGCATATCAATTAAAATCCGCTCCGGGATTCATGTATCGTTCGCCCGTTAATACCAATCGATTAGATGCAAAAGATGCTAGATTAGCGACTGCTAGAAAAGCACAACAAGCACAACAAGCACAACCAGCTGCTCCCGCAGGTGGGGCGTATGATTGGAAAAATTGGGATTAGCTGTTGGGGGCTTTCCCTTTAATATCCTTTTAGTGTGCCAGACTTATATAAACTCAGATTAAATGCGGACAATTCATCCGGTGAATGAGATTCCAATACAGAAACAGACACAGATAAGATAATAGGAAAATTCCCCAATACCGCTCCAGATTTCGGATCTATAATAGGAATGTAATCTGTAGCATCTTGATAATCGATATCTAAATTCGTTAATACGACCGGAACGCGGTTGATGTTATAATCGCCATATTTCCGGTCGTTGTTAATCGAGCTGCTATAGGCATAAAGATACAAAAGTTCGGGCGGAGCTCCCAACAAATTGACTCCGGAGCTATCTGGTGTGGAGAGCATTGAATTGTCCCCCGTATATTCTCTTACAGATCCCGCTTCACCTTTGCCTTCACTAGATTCGCCGCTTGGGGTTTGGCCAAAATAAGGCATTCTCCACGCCCGCAAAATTTGCAATTGCTTTGCGTTGTTATATGCGTCTCGGGAATTGCGAGATATGAACTTAGCTGATATTGACCAAGTTCTTGATGGTGTATATTTGTATACTTGAATTCCACCTGGGGAGTGTATTGGTTGATTTGGAGTATATTCAACTCCTCCGGTTTCATGTACTGATGATGGTGAAGTAAGAAACACTACTGATTGTATTCCACCAGGCGCTGCATTTGCTAGCCCAACCGCAGATACTAATCGCACTCTAAAACTCTTATCAGGATCTTCAACTGGCTTTGCAGCTGGTTTCGTGCTCGGAATAGATGCTGCTTGATTGCGAGCTCCCAAACTAGGAATCCTATTAGATGCTAAAGGAACGGGACCTTGACTGCTTAATGGCTTATAAGCAACTGGGGCTGGTTCGGGAGTTATTGGGTACGTGTGGATACTACTATCTGGTGCTATAGTAGTTTTGGGAGACGGTTGTGTCTCAACTGGTGGTACAACCTTAGGAGGCTCGGTAGAACCGAATAGGCCAGAGAAGAACCCAGGCTTAGCATCTTCAGCATCTTCAGCCGCTAATCTAGCTCGCGTTGCTGCCTCTGTTCTTTTGCATACCTCTCCTGGAATGCTGCTTCATTTTTAAAATGCTCGGCGGGAGTATATGCATTTCCGAATATGTCCCGATATAACCCATCTGCATCTGGACCGGCTTTTACGCTCATACAAATTCCATTATATTGATCAGGTATTTATATAGTTGTCTAATCGTATGAAATGTGGTAACATCGCTCCATATTCAGGATCAATGATATGGCTAGTGTAAAAACACCAAAAAACAAACCAACGATACAACACAACAATAAAACTATTTACCTCAATAATAAAGAATTAATGGATGCTGTGATTGAATCATTCGAACAAGATAAAATGACTGACAAATTAGCCAAGATGTTGATGTTGTTGTGTGAGCGATACGCATCAAGATCTAATTTTTCGGGATATACTTACATTTTGGATATGCAAGCGTATGCACTATTGAGTTTATGTAAGACTTGGAGGGGATTTGACCCAAATAAAGGGTCAAATCCATTTGCGTACTATACACAAAGTATCTATCATTCATTCCTCCAATATCTTTCAAATGAGAAAAAGCACCGACAAATCCGCGACAAACTAATTATGGAACAGGGATTGAATCCATCGCAGGCTTTTTGTGATGAGATGGCAGATGACTTACATATAGTTGAAGATGAGCAAGATTTTTCGTATGTGACTCACACCGCAAAACAATTGCAGCAAAATCAAAGAGTAGAGGATAAAGCTATAGATAGGTGTGATTTGGGATGGGAAATCGAATCCGATCCGGAGGTGGATGAGCCATCGGAGACTGTAGAAATTACCGAAGATTAAAATATTTATATCCTTATCGTTGAGATTTCCTCGTTGTGGATTGTATAATATTTTGCACATTATACAATCCAAGGAGGGATACTAATGACAATAGGCAACCGTCTACAAAAAGCAGCGGTATTCACAGATATTCATGTTGGGGATAGATCCAATTCAGAGCAACACAACGAAGATTGCTTAAACTTCGTGAATTGGTTTTGTGACCAAGCAGTAAAGAATGGATGTGATCATATAAAATTCTTAGGAGACTGGTTTCACCACAGAAACCAAATCAACGTCTCTACTATACATTATTCTTACTTAATAGCAAAACGTCTTAATGATGTTGGCATTCCGGTGTATTTTCTTGTTGGAAACCACGATCTATATCAAAAGCACGATCGGTCTATATATTCTACGATTCATTTTAATGAGTTTGATAACTTTATAGTAATATCAGAACCTACTATTGTTCATGAAATTACCGGAAGCCCGTTACTATGTCCTTTCTTGTTTCATGATGAATTTTCCACACTAGCACAATATAATACTACAGAGATTTGGTGGGGGCATTTTGAGATTAGTGGATTTGTAGTAACTGGTGCTGGAAATAGAATGGTTGGTGGATTGGACCCCGACCTGTTGACTGCTCCTCGCTTTGTGTTTTCTGGACACTTCCACAAACGACAATACTTTCGCAATATCCATTATGTTGGGAATCCATTCCCAACTAACTACGGTGATATTAATGATTACGAAAGAGGGATGATGACGTTTGATTATACTACAAATACACAACAATATATCAATTGGGAGGATTGTCCTAAATTCACCTCAACTTCGTTATCGGATATCAGCAATGGAGTTGAATTGCCTATTAACGCCAGAGTGACGTGTATTACTGATCTAGATTTAACCTATGCTGAAACCATAGACTTAAAACAAGCACTAATATCTCAATATCAACTCCGCGAATTGCGATTTGTGGATATTGATTGTGAATATGGGTTCGAGGAAGGTGACGTCGATGTCGATGCTGATGATGTGATTAGTGGAGATGTAATAGAGTCTGATCGAATTACTACTACTATAGATTCAACCATTGTTCAATTATTATTAGATATGCCATCGTCAGAATCTATCGATAATTCTATGTTAGTTGAAATATACCAATCATTATAAAGGACCCATAATGCATCAGATTAATTTTTTATCTATTACCATTCGAAACTTCATGAGTTATGGTAATATTCCGACTACCATACCACTATCAAACATTGGAACTACTATGATAGTGGGTCGCAACATGGACGTTACCGATTTTGGTGACGCGTCGAATGGAACTGGAAAGTCAGTAATTATAAATGCCATTGCCTATGCTATATTCGACAAACCTATATCAAATATCTCCAAAGATGGATTGGTTAATAATATCAATAATAAGGAAATGAGTGTATCACTCACATTTTCTAAAGATTCGGACGTATACTGTATTACCAGAGAACGCAAAATGAAATCCGGTAGTGGCGGCAATACTACTACTGTTACTAAAAATGACGTCGATATTACCACGACTAAGTCATCCGATACTATCTCATCTATTATGGGGATTTCGTTCGAGGCATTCGTGCGAATTGTTATCTTTTCCGCTACATCTACCTCATTTCTATCACTGCCAGTTAGGCATGCGACTAGTGCCAGTCAAACCGGATTTATCGAAGAATTGTTCAATATATCTACTATCACAGATAAATCCGTAATACTGAAAGATAAAATAAAACAAACTCAAAACGACGTAAAAAGTCTTAAGTCAGTACACGATGCGATCCTTAACGAGCGTGAGCGAGCTCGTACTCAAATTCTGAATATGCGATCCAAATTATCCGATTGGGATGCTCAACATTCAGCGAAGTTGAATACATTGAGTGCTGAATTGGAACTGTTGACTGGAGATGTAGTTGATTACGAAGTACTGAAAGCAGATCGAGCTAGATTAGATAACGTATTGGATGACATCAAACAAGTAACCAGCGAGTGTAATGCAAAAATACAAGTAGTATCAACGGTAACACAAGAATTAAAAGAGATTGACCGAAAGTCAACGAAACTTGTATCTGAGCGATCTCACCTCTTAGATAATAAATGTCCGTATTGTAAACAATCATTTGCTGACACGACTATAAAACTTGATGAAATAGAACAACAATTACGGGACTTTGCGGCCGCCACATCAACTAAGGAATCTGGATTAGCTGTGTTAATATCAGAATCTGAAGTATTACAACTGACAATCGAACGACTGACTAAAGAAAAGAACGAGTTAGGACAAATCCCTACGTTATCTCAGATATACGAAATGGAACGCTTGCCTCAGCAAATTCAATCCGCTATAACCGAATTGCAAAAACAAACCAACCCGTATGTGGAACTAGTTGCGGATTTATCTCCTGTTGAGGGGGCTGAGTTGGATGTTGCTGATATATCTAAGTTAGAATTGTTATTGGAGCACCAGGAATTATTATTAAAGTTGGTGACAAAGAAAGACTCGTTTATTAGAAAGACGATATTATCAAATAATATTGCGTTTTTGAATACTCGCATACAATATTATTTGACTGAATTATTGTTACCATATAAAATGAAAATCAACCAAGACTTAACTTCTACTATTACCAATAGAGGTGTGGAATTAGATTACGGTCAATTATCTGGTGGGCAACAAGCACGGGTGAATTTAGCGCTATCCTTATCATTTAGGGATGTATCGTGCAAAATGACATCTAGTATCAATCTATTATACCTAGATGAAGTATTAGATGTTGGCTTAGATTCTGTTGGTATATCGTTAGCCGCTAAACTAATTAAGAAGAAGGCTGCTGCTGAACAAATATCAATGTACGTTATAACGCACAGAGACGAACTATCTACGTTAGGAGATAGAACCTTGTGTGTTGAGTTTAAAAATGGATTTTCATCAATTAAGGAATAATTATGTATCAACCAATTAGAGATATTAATATGACCGATAGTTATTATCTGGATTGTATATTAACTGTTATGCTGAGCTACACGTATCTGATGATAGACTATTGCTTGGAACACCATTTAATAACTCAAGATGACAAGGAATATTTAGAGCGGTGTGCAGAACTACAAGCCCAGGCGATGTACCTGGGTGGATTGGCTGGTGATCCTAATATGATCTGGGTTGAGTTTGGAAATGGGAGAGCGCACGCAATACACACATCTGCTGGATTTTTGGCAGAGGTTATTGGGTATTTGGTGTGTAGAGTGAAACACCCAACCGCGAGGCTATCGTTTTGTGGGGCGAAAGCGGATCAGGTTGCTGGCACTACCGATTTGATGTGTGATGATAAACGTATTCAGATAAAAGCTGTTATCCTATCTAACACTGGAGTGAATACATATGCACCATTTGGGAAAATTGTATCTGATGAAATATTATTTGTAGATATCAGCAAGAATAAGGTATGGATAGTTCCAACTGACGCATTCATATCATGGTTCAAATCTACCGCGCCTATTCAAATTAAAAATAACCTCGGAAAAACTGAAGATGTTTGGGTATTAAATCACAGACAGCTACACAGTCTATCCCACACTAGACATAGCACTAAAGGGTGGTACTTAAATGATAATTGGAACAGAGGAGTGATAGTAGGATAAATACTACAACATCAGTAGTTAATCACATGACCAAAAGTTTTATTCAATATCTAATGGAGCAGAATCTGAGTGGGAGTAATAATGCGATTGGTGGGTTGATTGACAATGCCACCAAAGTATTATCCACAACTAGCAATTTGCCTAATGATATAAAAAAAGCAGCATTGCGAGCAGTGTCGTCGTTATCGGATAACTTAGCTAGTTGTGTCGATCAAGCATCCGCGATACAATATTTACAAAAGCTGATTAATCCGAATATCACCGTGCCAGAAGCTAGAATGATACTAGACGCATTTGCCTCATATACAAACGATTCAGGAGAATAATATATCCGTATATTGCTATTGCTAATTTCCGGTAAATACAGGACCTCAATAGCAATATACCGTGATTATATTAGGAATAGATCAGTCATACACATCTTGTGGTATTGTCGTTAGAAACACCGAAATAGCTGCTCCCATTCATGTTCAAATTGCCACCTCAGAGAAATCGGATAATATTTTTACGCGCGCATTGGCTATTAGTGATGCGATCCAAACAACAATTGCTGAATATCCTGCTGATGTAATAGTATTAGAGGATTTAGCATTTGGTAGTATTGGGAATGCCACTCGACAATTAGCTGGATTGCAGTATGTAATAATTACTAATATCAAACGATCGTATCCTAAAATTCCAATTCATATAGTACCTCCTACTACATTAAAAAAATTCGCTACTGGTAGTGGTAAGTCTAAAAAACCACAGATGTACGAATCCCTTCCAGATGATATCAAAGCTCTATTCACCACCTTGGGCATTAAGAAAAAAAACATAGGGGACGTTACGGATGCCTATTGGCTATCCCAATACATATGGTAAATACTGGGCAATTTCCTGATATAAATACTCACAAAACCATACCTGTAAGAATATGTCAAATCCACTATTAGCTAAAATAACACTACCGGGCCAAACGTTTAAACTCCCTTCGCAAGGACTATTCTACACTGATGAATTGGATCCTGATGTAGTTGACGGAGAACTAGAAGTACTTCCGATGACGGCACGTGATGAAATATTATTATCAACACCAGATAAATTGTTGAGTGGAAAGGCCGCGGTTGAAGTGTTCGCTAGGTGTGTACCTCAAGTACTCAAACCAATGAATTTATTAGCGAAGGATGTGGACTTTTTGATGATTTGTTTGCGGTTGGTGACATTTGGACCTACAGTAGAAGTTGAATACACTCACGATTGCGCAAAAGCCAAAAAACACACATATGTAATGGACATACCCAAATTAATGGCTGGGACTAAATTAATGGACCCTACTATACTAATGAAAGAATATTCTACAGTATTGCCAAACAACCAGAAGGTGCTATTCCGACCAATGTCGTATCAATCTATGTTAAAGTTATACGAGACTACAGTAATGAGGAAATCTGATGCTAGTGGGGAGGATTATCAAGAGGATATGGAAAACATGATAGCTGATATGTTGACTGGAGTCATCAAATCGGTTGATGATATTTCGGACACACCATTAATCAAAGAATGGGCATTATCTATTCCGTTGGGATGGAAGCGTCAGTTAGAACAAACTATAAATTCAGTGAGCGACTGGGGAATAGAATTTGAGCAAACCGACACCTGTGCTGATTGTAAAAAACCTATAACACTAAGAACAACTGCCAACCCAATTAGCTTTTTTTTTCAACAATAATTAATGGATCATCATCCGACATAGAGCGTATGTTTCACACCATGTCCGAAGTTAGAAGAAATCTAATTCGGACATGCATCAGAATTGCCTTCTATATGAAAGGTGGGTGTGATTATGACGCTGCCTTATCTGTATCATACTACGAACGATCTGAATTGATAGATTTCATTTCGAGCAAGTTAGAAGAACAAAAAAATTCCCCATTCCCCATGTTTTAAATCATATAACCTGACGGTATAAATAATCATATATTACCGGTTAACGCATGCCACCTCCTTCTCCATCTCCAGTACTCATCACAGAATTACGAGCACTAATGACTGCGTTGCGCGGATTTGTAGCAACGCAGTCAACATTAACCGAAGAATCCGCTGCATATGCTAGAACTCTAGCACACCTCCAGTCAGAAACTGACATGCAGATCAACGACTTACAGGATCATGAAAATTTAACGAAAAAACAGCTAAAATTACAACAACAAGCAATAAAGGCGGCACAGCAAGAAGCGATAGTCAAACGAAGACTTATACATTTAGAAGACCAACTGAAAGTCGCCAAAGTGGCCGCCGAGAAGGCTAAGAATGATCATGGAGCAACATCCGACAAACACGGAGAAGCGAAGCTGGCTGTTAGCATACTAAATGATGAAATAGCAGGAGCTAATGCTCGACTTGCCCACTTTCACTCCACTCTTGATCATAATAGCGAGGCACTCACACGATCCGCTCGTGGAATAAGGGGATTTTTTAATAGATTTGGAGCTAGTATGGGGAGTGCTAGTATCGCTGCGACCGGCGCGTCAGCTGGATTGGGAATGTTTAGTGGTGGGTTAGTTAGGTTGCTAGGGCGGATTGGTGGACCGATTGGCATGCTTCTTGGCACGATAGCTGCAGCCGTGGCTGGAGTGGGGTTGAACTGGGCGAAGACATATGGTGAATTGGGAGAAACATTAGGAGGAGTCAGCGAAAGTGCTGAATCTTATGAAGAGGGACTCCGTAGGATCGGGCAACTACACCTAGAACGCCAATTGGATCCCAATAAGCTCGCCGAAATGAGCATGCAGTTCCGCATCACGACTAATGCAATGGGTGGATTAATTCCTACGTTAAATGCAGCACACCAAAATATGAAAGAATTTGGGGCTGCATTTAATTATGATCCAGATAAAGAACTACAACAGTCGTTACGCCAAATGGAGGGATTAATACAAACTGGGGTTAAACCTACCGAAAAAGGAATGACGGCGTTTCGGCATGCTATAACTGGAGCGACTAAATCATTAGGTCTCACTCCAGAAGCTGCTACTGCGTTTTTATCTGAGATATCACAATCAGAAGAACAAATGCGGATATTGAACTCGGTTGATGCTGCTCACCGCGACTCCATATTAGCGAGTCAACGAGCATTTGTTGAACACGCAGAGACCCTGGGGTTGAATAAAGAACAGATTTTAGAGTCATCAAAAGCGTTAGATGCTATTATAGGACTAAAACCCAAAGACGCACTCGAACAAGGCATCAAAATAAATCAATTAGCTGGCGCGTTGGGATTGGGGAAAGTTGGAGAACAAATGCGGTTGGAGATGATGAAGCCAAAAGCGATTCAGGATAAAGCACTACTTGGGG